CTTCATTTTCACTCTCACTACTATCGGTTTTTCTTTTCTCACTCTTATCTGCTTGAGTCTTTGCGCTGCGCTTCGATGGTCTTTTTGGTCTTGTTACTTTATATAGGTAATATCCACCAAGTAATATGGAGAAAATTCCAGCAGTCAATAGCATGGTTTTTCTATTATCTTTGGCTTTTTGTTTCCAGAAATTTAATTTTTCACTCCATCTATTTAAAGTATGAATTGTTATACATCTTAAAAGACACGCAAAGAGGAATGTTTTAAATGTGTTCCATTTTTGTTTATATTTACCTGGACGGACATAATCAAAAGTGGGGAAAAATCTTGTATCTTGTGGGATTACTTCAATACCTACATGTGTTCTCAATTCTACATCATTGAACGCACGTGTGAGACTATTCATCAAGGTTGTATTATTCTCTGGTGCTACCTTTACAGTTGTTTCAAAGCTTCGAATAGCCCTCTCTCTAAATAACTTAGTATCATTTGAGTGACATGTATCGATTTCTATCAATTTGTCATTGAGTTTCTTTATTACTTGTTCATATGCATATTTAACATTGTCATTCCCCATAAAATCGTAAATGTGAGTGTTTTCTTTTGACGCATCTATTTTTGTTGTGTCAACTACAAAAATTTTCTTAGAACCATCAACGATTTGCTCTTTTCCAAATTCTTTCTTAATTCTCACTTCGTATCTAAAGTCAATTCGTCTGTTATACGCATCCGAACTTCCTAAATAATACAAATCTGGTGTCTTCATATTATCTGTTGCTATTATAAGAGATGATTTGAAAAGTGCATTTTTCTTATTTTCTACTTCTGCTACATTCAGCATGTGATCGTGACTATTATTAAGATGAATCAATTCCATTGGATAAGTTGATTCACCTGCTTGAAAATCTGGATGCACTTGGTTTGCATCATCACAAACATAAATCTTGGAGAAGTTTGTATCAAAATTCTGCTGATACTTTAACCCTACTGGTCTAAAGTATACAAATTGTTCATAATTTTCAACTTTCTCTCTGAACTCTTTTTCGTTCTCCTTCTTCGTGTATGATTCATTCTCCAATTGAAGAATTGTAGGGATAGTGTCAGCTGCAATATAATTTATTAATCTTGACTTGCCAATTCCTGCGCTTCCCCATAGATGAAAAACCACTGGTCTCTTCCTATACCCATGTCCTGAATTTGCAAGAAGTTGTGCTTTATTATATAGAGTATTTAAATTATAACAAACTGTATTAAAGTGAACAGCTAGTGCAGTATGTGGTCTAATAAATTTCATAAGTTCCATTGATTCTATTTTCATGAGTGCTATAGTTTCAAAAGAACCTTTTTCCAATGCTATTGATTGCAATCCTTGAGGTGTTAGTAATTCTTTTACTTTATTAGTTATTTTATTAACCTTATATTCTATAGTATTTT